TTTAGTTGATACGACATCGTCTTCAGTGCTGATTCGCACGACTTCTGATCCGGGAACATTAGACTTATCCTTCCTGGAATGTCGTTTGGATTGTTTGAATGTATCGCTAACAATAACATTATCCACATCGTCCTTCTCCTTGGTCCAAGTTACAATTTCCCAGCGGCCGTCATGATGTTCTACTAGTGCTGTACAACTTTCAACCCAGTCGCCATCATTCATATAGACAACACCATCTATCTCTTTAATCTCTGCGTGATGAATGTGTCCACATATTACACCATCAAAGCCTCGCTTTTTGCAGTAACCTGCTAGATTCTGTTCAAACTTGAACATAAAATCTACTGCCTTCTTTACTCTGTGCTTAAGATATTTGCTAAGACTAAAGTACCCAAAACCCATGCGATGGCGTATCCAATTGAATTTGCTATTGAGCGAAAGAACAAAGTCATATGCTTTATCTCCTAAAAATGCTATCCAAGGTGCTAGCCTTGTAATTCCGTCAAACAAGTCACCGTGGGTAACCAAATAGTGTTTGCCGTCAGCACCTATGTGTTCTATTTGATTGTGTATTTCTACTAGTCCAAAACTAAAACCATAGGGTATCATGGGTCTTAGAAATTCATCATGATTGCCTGCTACATAGATTACTCTGGTTCCACGCTTGGCATGACCCAGTACACGACGAACTACATTGGTATGACTCTGCTTCCAACGCCATTTGTTTTGTTGTATACGCCAAGCATCTATTATATCGCCTACTAGATACAATGTATCGCAGGTGTTATGTTTGAGAAAGTTGTTTAACTTATCCGCTTGACAATCTTTAGTACCAAGATGTACATCGCTAACAAAGATTGAGCGGTATGTCTTCATACTATTATTTAAGACATTTTCGATTACATTATGATTACAAAGTCATAAAAATAGGAACCTAAGTTCCTACTGCTGACTACTTATCACATTGTACGCCGCCAGCCGGCGATTATTTTATTTGATCTGTGTCCAAACTCGTTCACGGATCTGCTTTGTTAGAGCATCTGGTAATGGGACATAATCTAAATCTATAGCATCTTTCTTACCATTCTTAAATGCCCAATCAAAGAACTTCAACACTTCATCGCTGACAGCTTTGTTTCTTGGCTCTTTGTACATGATGATAAAACTTGCTGAACTCACTGGCCAAGCATTGGGGTTCTTTTGATCCACAATGCTTAATCCCATTCCTGGCACACTGAACCAATCAGCACCATCTGCGGCGGCAGCAAATGTCAAATCATCTGGACTAACATACTTGCCTGATTTGTTTTGTAGTTGCATAAATGTCATTTTGTTTTGTTTGACATACGCATACTCTACATAACCTATTGAGCCTTTGATTCTAGTCACATTGGCTGCAACACCTTCATTGCCTTTGCCACCTACTGAAGCGGCAGCTGGCCATTTAACTGCTGGACCACGACCTACACGCTGTAGCCACTCAGGACTAACTGTGCTTAGATAGTCAGTCCAGTTGAATGTTGTGCCACTACCATCAGCACGATGGATAATAGTGATTTCTAAGTTAGGTAAATTCTTACCTGGATTCAATGCTACTAGCTTAGGATCATTCCAACGATTAATGTTGCCTAAAAATACTTCTGCTAATAATGGACCAGTGATGCGTAGTTCACCTGGCTTAATACCATCTAAGTTGACAACAGGAACTGTTCCGCCGATAATAGCAGGGAATTGAATTTGTCCCATCTTGTCTAAATCTTCACCTTTGACTGGAGCATCGGTTGCTCCAAAGTCTACTGTGCGAGCATTGATTTGTCTAATACCACCTGAACTACCGATACTTTGATAGTTCAAACTTTTTCCAGTGGCTTGCTTATATCCCTCGGCCCACTTGTAATAGATAGGGAATGGGAAAGTTGCGCCAGCACCTACCATGTCTGTGGCCTGCGCTGATAAAGTTACTGCGGCTAATAGTATAGCAAATAATTTTTTCACTTGTAAGTCTCCTTGTGTTTGTGATATTAATATTTAAACACAAAATGATTACAATATGATTACAATTTTAATATTTTTCTAAATAGATTTTTAATAGGCATCGAAATCCTTAATAAATATTTTTGAGACATGTTGCGTTTTAAGGAAGGGTTACAGTCAGCCAAGAGAACTTTTCCCTAAAGGGTCTCCTAACAATTAGGAGATTTCTTATGATTAAAATTTTGTCAGTATTATCTTTAGCTGTTGTTTTAGCAGCCTGTGGCGGCGGCAATGACCCCGAACTGCCTAAAGTTGTAACCTTGCCTGAACCGGTAGTGTTACCTTCCCCTTTTGTAATTGGGCCTAGTGGCACAGTAGGGGTTCCAAGTATTCCTGTAGTAGGGCCCGGACCAATGGCACAGCTTCCGTTTGTAATTGGACCAGTTACAGGAAGAGAGGTTACAATAATTCCGTCAGTAGTGGTGGGTCCTAGTGTCGGTCCTCAACCAACAATTAACTACTGCACAGATGGATTTGTAGTTGGTCCGTGTACACCATTACCGGCCACTTGCAAACCAGATGCTAGTGGATTTGTTGTAGGACCTTGCGGGTCATAAAAATAGGGCCCGGAGGCCCTACTCAACTCAACGAGTTCTTACGCAATTACTGCGTAGCGTGGACTGTTTAGAGTAGTCATCATTACTGATGCTGGGTCTAAACGGTCTGCCTTCAAGATTGAAGTCATGATGCTTGGGCTGAACCCTGACACCAATGCAACTCCACTCTTGTCATGCTTAACAGGCACATTGCCTGAGCGAGCGTTCAAGTTCCAGAACACGATGTTAGGAACTTCGTATCCTGCTTCCTTGTACTTGCGTTCGATCATCTGCATAGCAGAGTCGTCGTGCTTCGCACAATGGTTGAACTCCATGTCCGACATAACCAGGACATACTTAGGCATGTCTCCGGCAGCAACATTACCCTTAACAGCGTAACCTAGAATTGCTTCAAAGGCGCTGTGCAGGTTAGTGCTCATGTCCCAATCTGCCTTTTGCAGTTGGTTTAGCTTGTCAATCAGGTTACCCTTCAAGACTTGCAACTTGCTCTTTGTAGAGAAAGTTAAGAACATGTCCTTGAATGGACCAGTGTTCTTGTCAGCCAAGTACAAGCCAAGACTGACACAAACATCCATACAAGTCAAGTTAGCGTTTCCGCCAACAGGGCATGACATAGAACCAGACACATCACAAACTGGCAGAACCAGTTCGTTACCGATGAAGTTAGGCAATGCATCCCATTGTGCTTGGATCACCTTGTCATCTCCGCCGAACTTGCGGCTCTTGATAACATCGTATGGGTAAACAGCCGAAGCGTTTACCTTTGCTTCACCAGTAGATAACTTAGCCTTGTAGGCTTCGTAACCTTCTGCATCGTGCTTCTTAAAAGCCTTTTGGTAGCGACTAGCCGCCAAGGATGGAACATGGCTGTAGTTGATTTCATCCCATGTGTTTGCACACATATTTTGTTCAACTGTCTTGCTCAAGTTAACCAACGACTTACGGTAGAACTTTGGCGACATTCCGAAGAATGTACGGATTTCTACAGCAAGAGGACCTTGACGAGGCATCCACTTAGCAGCCAGACCGTTGCGTTCACGAAGAGCGTCACCGATCAGCGTAAAAGCCTTGGCCTTTACATCCTTAGTCTTGAAGATGAGCAAGTCATCCCAACGACCAAATTCTGCCAAGTGTGGCAAGATACGATCCAGGGTTTCTGGATAGTTCTTTTCAAGACTCAAAAGAATCTTACGAACGACATCTCGTTCACCTGCGCCACCGCGCACATCTCGAGCCCACATCAACAGACGCAAGGCAAGAGTCTCGTCTTCCTTAAGAGCACTTACAAATTGTGTGCTCAAATCTTTACCACGGCTTGCACCGATAGTGAAGAACAAATCTACAAGAGTAGACTTGCTAGAATCGAAAGTCTTCATACCATTTGCGGTACGAGTTTCCATTTGTACAGTGGAGACTGCATTTACAAAAGAGTTCATCTTTTTTCCTTTCAGGTTAAGCGTGGGTTCGTGGCCCACAGGTTTTAATGATACGATTAAAAATGCTGTAATTAACCTAACTACAACAGGATGGACGAAACGGTAAGTTTATTTTCTGGTCTACCCTTATCCCCAGTATATTGGTTCAGTTTCGTAGACCCTATCAATGATTCTCATTGCCTATCTAGTATTGTGTCTGTACTAGCATCATAGATGTCTTTCCATCATGTCATCAGTTCCGTTAGTGTCTATTTCTAGATAAAGCCTTGCGGGCCACTGTCTACTGCATTAAGTGCGTCTTTAGTATTGTTTAAATTGCCGAATCCATCCTAGGATTTAACAGGTAAGTTTTCTACTTTGAGTTTATATCGGTGTCAATATCGAAACACACCTATCTCATATCTATATATGTCCGTAACCTTCAAAGCCCTTTCAGGCTCCAGTTATTGACATAGATACAAGCAGTTCAATGTTATTGAATGTTGCTGAACCTTACCTTACAATTTACTGTCTATGCTATAATTATAGCGTACTTTACTTAGTTTGTCAACACCTTTTGGTGTTTTATTATTGAATTTTTACCAAAACTTGCTTGTAGCAAGAACAATCAGCAAAATAGATATTTTGGTATTGGTATACTGCTTCACTGCCCATGGGCGTATAAACAGTTCCGCTTGGAGCAACTACTGTTGGTTGTTGCACTATTACAGGTTGTGGACGCGAAAGAACATAACCTGCAATACCGCCAATAATTAACGGCGCTACCCAATTCCCACCACCGTGATAACCACCACGATGTCCGTGATGATGATATGGATTTGCCTGAGCAGTTAGGGCTGAAGCGGCTAATACAATAGTAGTAAGAATTTTACGCATGATTTTTTCCTTGCTGTATATATTTAACGCCTTAGCCCCGGTTTTCGTTTACTTAGACATCATCAATGCGTTAAAGTTACTAGGAACAACAATAGTCTGTACCCGGCCTGCCTTAATACCTTCGGAGATATTCAACATGGCCTGTGCCTGCATAAATGCAATACTAGCACCCGAGTTGTTAGCCAATGCTGCCATACGACGGCTTTCAGCTTCAGCAGTCTTAACTTCAACTTCTTTCTGCTTGAGTTCGTTCTTGGCTTTGACCAATTCGTTAGCCGATGCTACAACTGAGTCAGCAGGCACAACATTACGGATCAAGACTTGACCAACAACCAAACTGCCGTCTAGCTTTTCATCAGCCAACGACTTTTGAATCTGCTCTTTGATAGCCTGTTCCATTGCCTGGCGGTTGTCTGCCATATCCAATGCTTCATACTTGCGAGCTTCTTTGTAGATAGCGTTGCGAGTAGCCTGTGTGATGTAGTTGTACATCAAGTAGATGTCGCCGTTGTGGCGGGCATGGAAGGCCTGACTCTTTGTGCTGTAGAGTTCAGCAACCTGTGCCTGGTTGATGTTATAGATAACCACAGCATCAAAGTCTTTCATGGTGCTGTTGTCTTTGGCCACAGGAGTCATATCGTCAAGTTTGACATTGACATCCTTGATAGGGAATGTAAGCACATCGCCGATCAAGACCTGATTGAACGAGCCAGGAAGAAGTTCTCCGCTTTGGACTTGTTTATCAAAACCAACTCGTACACCGACTTCGCCGGTTTCAATACGAGTGCAACCTGTTGCCAGAACGGCAGCAGCCAAAATAGAGAGAGTGAAAATACGCTTCATTTAGATAACTCCAGTGGAAAAAAGATAAAAACAAACTGCAAAGCCCAAAGCAAAATACAAGGGCCTAAGTACTCGATTATTGATCATACATTACCTTAAAATAAAATTACAAGTACTGTCATCAACATTACTGCTGCCAGTGATACAAGTATACTATATCCTATGCTTTTTGTCAAGGCCAATTGCTCTTTTCCTTCCATCTTTCTCCAAGCAGTAATGCCAAAGTGAATAAGAAAAGCAAAAATGGCAAATGCAATCCAAAGTTTAATCATTGTGTCTCCGAGTTGTCTTCTGGAGGAAGACCGTTACTGTGTCTGTCTGTTGTCTTGTCCAAATCTTGGAAAAGTCGTTTTTCTTGAGCAGTTAATTTATCCTTATGTGTCTTACGGGGATTTCCGCACATAAAACACTCAGGGTTGCCACAATCCATTGCATGATGTTTATTATAACGGTGAGGTTGTTTTGGTTCACCAGGATTGTACTCGCTTACCCTATGCTGTTTAGCAATTTTAACTTGCTTCTTGATGGCATTTTCATCTTTTTGACGACGCCGAGAATTTAGGTATTTTGCCAATTCGTTTGCCATTAAAACTCCTTCAATTTTCTGATGTCTTTATGTTTGACAACTATCACTGTTTTAATTTCGCCTTTATAGCTAATTGGCAAATCTACATGGACTGTGATCCTTGGACCTTCGATGTCGCTTATCTTGGTGTCGTTGCCAACAGTACCTACAAATGGAATCTTATTCCAATGTCCGAATACTCGCTCACCTATGAAATAAGTAGGCTTATATCCAATTTTATTAAAGTAATCAGTTTGATTCCCCATATACTTCCCAACATTGTTTATCATAGTCCCAGTGACGACTATCGTAGATTGTGTTATGCAATTCCCAACCAAACAATCCTAACTCAATACCAAGTCCTGCATGATCCTGTCTAATAGTAAATTGAAACTCGAATCTAAACCAATTATTAGTTTTAATAACTTGGCCTTCCCAAAACTTATATTTGGTAATTTGGCCGGACCAATTCTTTACATTTTCAAACCGATCAGACCAAGGATTACGAATATTAAGATTCAAGTAGATCATGTTGAGCCTTCCATTGGGCCGCTTTAGATTTAGCACCTTCTGGATCTCGGTTGTAGTCGTCGATGGCTGCTCGAAGAGCTTCTTCAATGAACTCATTAAAGGTCATGTCTCGTTCATGGGCCAACTTCATATACTTCAGCAATTCGTCGTCACTAAAGTCAATTGGAACACTAATACGAGTATCATAATCTTCGCATGCCTTAATAGACAAACACTTTTGAATAAAGTCGTCATCTACTTCGAGATCGATGTAGTCAACATCGTCCCATGCTTGATTACCGAGTTCTCCACGACCATCGGATTCATCTTGGAAGGCTTTCTTAAAATCAGGATTGATAATGCGATATGCACGATCATGAGTGTAGTCACATACTTCTACTTCGTAGACTGTTTGATTTTTAGTGTCAAACACAATATTAAAACTGTAACCGCCTTTGCCGTGAACACCATTCCATGAACTCAATTGGTATGCGTCAGGGCTATAACATTGCCATCCATAGGTATCACCCTCAGTGATACGATAATCAACCAACTCCATCCATTCTTTGAGAGTAATCATACTATTCCTTATTTAGGTCGAATTTTCATTTTAGCGTAAATGTTTTGAACACCGACTGCCTGTCGGATTGCATCTTGCAGGGCATCGTGCTTTCCTCCTTTAGGCATATCTGGGTCAAAACCTAAATCAAACAGTGTACGAGTATCTCGTAACTGCCAGTATTGCCAAGGTAAATTTTTACCCAATTGGCGATATAAGTTTTCAATAATAACTAAGTCAAAGGTAGCACCGTGACTCCAAAAAGCATCACAGCCCCAAGCAAATTTATGGAACTGGTCCATTGCATCTACAAGACTAATACGATTATCTGGACTAAACGCTTCCTCCATAATAACAGGATCTTGTTTACTCCACCATTCGATAGTGTTTGGGTCTACTTCTCGCCCAAGCGCATCTTGGTCGTCAATATTGACTCGGAAATACAGCTTTTCGCCGTATCCGTTGCCCCAGGGGTTAAAGTGAACAGCGCCTAGACTAAGGACTACTGCGTTTGGTGAGACTGCCATAGTCTCCATATCTACCATTAAATGTTTTGCCATGTGTTAATTATAGCACAACAGTTGGTAACTGTCAATACATTTTTTTAGGAAGTTGTTGTTCGCGTAACTTTTTTAACCAACGAGCCCTTGCGGCCCCTGCTTTACGCTTTCTTTCAGTAGTAGGTTTTTCAAAATGAGTACGAGCTTTTAAATCTTCTAATTTACCAGAGTCGTCGATTTTCTTTTTAAGTTTTCTTAGAGCAACACTAATGTTACCTTCTTTAACTTCAACCGAAACTCCTCTCATTGTATTACCTTGCTTTTTCATTATTCTCTTTTTCAAAAATTAGATCCGCAGGTTTACCATTCACTGCGTCCAGTGTGATATTTATACGGTTTAGCCCTCTTTCACGGAGATTAACCGCATCAAATTGATATGGTAACAGAATCTTTTCAATTATATTCTTTAGACCGCGAGCATTAGTTTTTAATTCTTTGGTTTTCTTAGCAATCGCTATTAATGCATCATCGTCAAAATTTAATTCAATACCGTCTAGATCAAAAAAGTATTGATATTGTTTAATTAAACTGTTTTTTGGTTCTTTTAGAATTTGAACTAATTGCATTTCATTTAGTTCTTCAACGCTTACACTAATACCAAAGCGTCCTACAAATTCTGGAATTAATCCGTAGCTGATTAAATCCTTTGTTGTATGATCTTTATAGTAATCTTTATCTTCGTCAGTCTTGTTAACACTGGCGTTAAAACCGATACTGTTAGAAGTTTGTCTTTTGCTAATGAGTTTGTCAAGTCCGACAAATGCTCCGCCGCATATAAACAAGATACTTCGAGTATCAATCTCTGTCATATCACCGCGGGGATTCTTTCTTTTGTCGCTTGCAGGAACCCTCGCAATAGTACCTTCAATCATCTTGAGCAATGCCTGTTGCACACCTTCGCCACTTACATCTCGAGTAATACTAGTGCTTTCTCCCTTTCGAGCAATCTTATCAATCTCGTCAATATAAACAATACCTCGTTGTGCTTTTTCAATATCGCCGTCTGCATCATTTAACAGTCGAACTAGCACAGATTCTACATCGTCGCCTACATATCCAGCTTCAGTAAGTCCGGTAGCATCACAAATAGCAAATGGTACATCAAGGTACTCTGCAAGTTTGCGAACAATCATGGTCTTGCCGCAACCAGTTGGACCCATTAACAACACATTGGTCTTTTCAATCTCAAGATTCTTTTGTGTATTGTGTAGTCTCTTAAAGTGTTGGCATACTGCAACACTGATACTGATTTTAGCTTCTTCTTGACCAATAACATACTCGTCTAAGTATTCTTTGATCTTAACAGGATTGTAAAGTCGTTTAAACTCTTCGCCTGGAAACTTTTTAACTTTGTCATCTTTGAGTATGTCAACACATAGGTCAACACAATCATTACAGATTGCAGTATCGTCACCGCCAACAATTAGTTTTTCAACTTCTTCTTTACTTTTGCCGCAAAAACTGCAACATTGATCATGCTTTACCAAGGTGGGCCTCTAAGAATTTAGTAATATCTGGAACATTCTTTTGATTAATAAAAGAAAACAATGCTTTCAAATTTGGATTATCTGTTTTATACCAGGTGTTGTTTTTACTTAGTAAAAAACTCATCAACCATTTACTAATATCTGATTCTGTGTCAGCATTGATGTAAACACCTTCTACTCTGTTTACTGCAAAAAGTAACCATTCAGGATTAGACTCACCTTGATAATAGTAGAGGTTGATTTCTCTATCTGTTTCTGCTTTGCCTAACCATTCACTGGCAAGGTCTTGTTCTTTTTCTGTTACATTCATAAACAACAGGCTAAGAGAGTCGTTTTCAAAAATGTCAGGAGGCGTTATTAGTGTTATTTTTTTCATTAGCTTTTGATAGGTATTCTTCTTCTGTGATCTTTGTCCACTGACCACTGGCTTGTTGTTCTTCGTTTTGCACATAGCCTGCAGGCATTGAACGAACATGGAATCTTTGTCCATCTATTTCAACATACTCTCCACTACTATGTATTTTCACTGGAGGTTTTATTTCAGGAACTTTTGGTTCTTCCTTAACAGGGTCATCAATCTTTGCCACTAACGGCTCTAGATTTTTAAAATGACTAAAGGGCTGTAGCAAGTACGGATGTTGTTCAAAAATAGTTTGTGTAGAAGTAGATGTGCTAACTGTATTAATTTCTGTTAATTCTTCAGCAGTTGGCTTTTCACCGACATGTGCTACATAACCGTCTTTAAGTTCATCTTCAAATACTTCATTAAATGCATCTGCAAATTCTTGTAGTTCACGCTCATTTGGATCTTCACGCTCACGGAAGTTCTGGAAACTAATTTGACTAGCCAGTAGTAGAATAACAGCCATTGGATCAAATACTACAATAAGAATAACAATAACCCAGGTTACCGCTTTCTCGAGAATTGTCTGATCCGTATCACCGTAGACAAAGGCAGCGATATATTTGATTGGACCAACTTCTGCCTCAACTTTTCGGACCTCCGCCGCAATAGGCGCTCGTTGTTCGTTAAGGGCCGCGATTGTCTGCTGGCTTTGAGCAATATCTTGCTGTAGTCGTCCTCGTTCTTTTTGTTGACTACGACGGATCGCCACGGCCTTATCTGCACCCGTTTCTGAACTACTGCGGCCCATGACTTGGTCAACTGCCTCATCCATTTGTTTAAGCGCCTTGCGGTTCGCTTCAATATTCTCTTTTTCGGTTTTAATCTTTTCATCGTATATTGATATTTTTGCCAGTGCATCTCCACTGACTAGATTTTGATCACTGTGTGCCTTACTTAGGAATCCAAAAATACCCATGCTGGTAACTATCATAAGAACTATGATAGCAGTGAACAAATAGATCCGCATACTCCACGGGGCAATATTCCAATTTTGTTTTAGCCACAATGTGGCAGTAATTTTACCCAAGCCTAATGCAATGCCCATTATAATAACAGGAATAACTGCGGCAGAGAAAATAGCGGTTAGGCCGAGAATACTGTAGTACTCTGCGACCAGTGATAAGAACAATCCGCTAAACAGTGCTAGGTAGGCAAGGAACTTTTCATTTAATGTTGGTTTCATAAGGATATTTATCGGCGCATATTCGCTATAGCTACAGCTTCTTCGTCTGAAAAGATTGGCACAGCATTTGATTTGTGCATGGTACCAATACCTTTAATCTTATCACCTGTGTAAACTTTAGCCGGTGCTAGTGTAGCATTGCCAGATCCGTCTCCTCGACTAGGAATCTTTGGTTGGTCAGAACCTCTGTGCATTTGTGGAGGCGCTTTATATGGTTCTGCTGATAAGGCTCGCTTTTTCTTTTTGTCTTCTGCTTCAACTGCCCATTTCTTTTGAAGCTCTTTCCATGATTCGTCCAATTCTCGTGCCTTTCGAGCCTCGTCTGCATTACGAAACTTTGTCTTGCCTTTTTTCTTGCCCACGGTGCTAAGCCATGGACCTTCGAGATGCATAGTCATACTGTAACTTTTAGTCGAGTGTTTTCAAATGTTTTCTGAGTTTCTCGTGGCATGCCTGTCCAACGAGCAATAGTACCATCTGGGTTAAGTTTCAGTGATCCTGCAACAACCCAGATTTGTGTTCCGCTAGCGTCTATTCCTGCCAGCTTACGAACTACACCATTCACAACACCGGTTGCAGTACTGCGTCCGATATTCCATTGATATGTAGTGCCTTTGTTTTCCCAAGTTTGGGGATCTCCGGAATTACTTATGCAGTAGTCCCGTACAATAGTGAGTGTAGTTTGTGTGTTCATGTTAATAGTATATGACAAAACCAATAAAACCACAAGAACTTTTTTTACCAATTTTTACCAATAAAAAAGGCCCCAAAGGGCCTTTTTAGTTTCACTTTGAAATTAGAAACTATGTACTAAACCAACGCCGTATTGTTTAACATCGTTAGCTGTACCGCCTGCATTGACTTCTTTTACAGCAACCAATACGCTGGTACGCTTACTGAAAGCATAGTTAACACCTAAGTTATAAGCCTTAACATCACCTGCGGCTAAACCAGTTTTGATACCATAACTGCCTCTGAGTGTAACAGGAGTTTTAGCTACAGGAACAGTTACACCATATAACTGACCTTTAGTTTCAATTGCGCCTGTCTTATCTTCACTTTGGATAGTAGACAATGTAACACCTGCGACTTGTCCGCTAAGAGTAACTACATTAGTGTAATCTGCTCCAGTTTCAAATCTTGCCATAGTAGCAGTCACCGGACCTGCCTTACCACCAAGGCTCCAAGAAATTGCTTCAGCAGTTGTTGGATTTGTGTACATGCTACGATCATAGTTAGCAGTCACTGGACCAACTGTTGCACCGAAGAATGTAGCATCGCCGATTCGTTTAGAACGATCATTAAGAACATCTGAAACAATAGTTCCATAACCGCCGCCATTAAATGGGTCAGCATTTTTCATTACGATATACTGGCTATGTTCTTTACGACCTAAATCGATGCTGGCAAACTTAGAAGCTAAACCGATAGTATTCTGACGATCGCCAAGTTGAGTTGATGAGCCAGTCTTTGGATCATCGGCTGCAATTGTCGAGTCAACGACTACTCTAGCAGTCATACCCTTACCGAGATTTTCTTCTGCTCTAATAATGACTCGACTTGAATCATTGACCAGAGAATTTACAGTAGTACTTCCTGTTTTTGTGCTGTCAACGAATGTGGCAATTCTACCACTGACAGTAACTTGAGCTGACGCTGCCAAAGCCGCGGTTGCTAATACAGTTGCTAATACAATTTTTTTCATATTTCTATTTTCCTTAAAATTAACGGTTTAAAAATTTAACCGTTATAGAGTTAATTATACGACCAGCCAATGATCTATACAAGATAGTGGCTTAAAATCGTTCGTTTTTTGGTAAATTTAGTTATTAACTATTCAATACCTTGGCTACACTATTCATAACACTGGCAATGCGGCCAATGTCACGAAGTTGTTCTACAGTATAGCCTTCCTTCTTAAGCGTGTCATAATGTGCTTTCACACAGAAATGACACTTGCCAACAATGCTGGCTGCTAGACTGAACGCTTCAAAGTTTGCTTTAGTAGTCCCGCCATGACTTGCAATAGCATTCATGCGTAACTGTGCTGGCAATCCCTTTAGCTGTTCATCATCTGCCATTTCAACATATGGATACCATACATTGTTCTGTGCCATGATGCTAGCGGCTGTCATTGCGGCATCTGCGTGAACAGGTGCATCTGCTAACATAACACCTAGAACTTTGCCATTGCCAGTTGCGGCCAACGCGGCTACAGCACAACCCATAGCAACATCAGCATCTAATGTGCTACGAAGTAAGACAGCATCCAGATTTAGTTTTGTGTCTTTAGCGTAATCTGGTAATACGCCTTTTACTGTTTCAATAAAACTCATATTGTTTCTCCTTTAGGTGCATATTCCATAAATGCTTCTTTAACGAACGGCTCGTTAACCATCATCTGGATAGCAACAATAACTAATACTCCTGCACCGATCCAAATAGTCTTGGGCCACCGTAACATGATCTTAGATACTATTGTGCTACCAAACAAAATGATTGGCACACTGATCAATAATCCAAATATAATTAACCACCAGTTTCCGCCTGCGGCACCTGCAATTGCTAAAGCATTGTCTAGACCCATTACAGCGTCAGCCCAGACAATGGTACCCATAGCACCCCAGAATGTGGCCGCAGACTTTACATCTCCGTGGCCGTCGCCGTTATCTGTTACTAACTTGTAAGCAATGTATAACAATGCTATGCCACCTACAAGCCTAAGTCCAGGAATCATTAGCAAGTAAGTCAATGCCGCTACACTTAGGAAGCGAACTGCTACTGCACCGAATGTTCCCCAGAGCATGGCCTTACGGCGCAACTCTGGTGGTAGCTTGTTAGCCGCCATAGCAATAACTAAAGCGTTTTCGCCACCAAGTACTACATCAATTAATATAATGGCACCAAGTGCCCAAATAAATTCAATCATTTTGTTTTCTCCGCTATTGATTTGTAGCCGTTGTATGTGGGGTGAACTCGATCCGAGCTTGTGGCGTGTTGTCTAGCATCTATTACAAAGTCCTTGTATTTTTCTGCCACTGCAAGCACTGCTCGTCTCTTATCTTCTTTAATGTTAGGCAAAATCCAGTAAACACGATCAGCATCGACTAGTTGTCTTAGACTAACTAGTTCATCTAAGGTGTTTACTCTTGCCGTATCGTTTGATCCTAGACTGATAATAACAGTCTTAGCTGATGTGTTACCTTTGGTGTATAACATATGACGATTAAAATAATCATAGCTGTTAATACCACTCTTGGCATAGGTAACACATTCTTTACGAATCTGCCCAACTCCTACTGCTAGGCTATCTCCTAGAATCAAACATTCTAACATTATGCATGACCTCTGTGAATTAGTTGATTAACAATATTAAGATCAAACTCTAATTTAGAAATTTGATCTCGCATCTGTTGATATTCTTCACTATGCACATCGCCGTTGTTTACCACGATATTCAAATACATCTCTGCGGCTCGTTCATGAGCCGCATTAAGATCGTGTTCTAGTAATACTCGTCGGTCTTTTAACATTACAATGTTTCACCGCCAACTGTACGGTTACATGCACACAGTTCACCTGTTTGCAATGCGTCCAATACACGAAGTGTTTCTTCTGGGCTACGACCAACATTCAAGTTGTTAACTGTAACATGTTGGATTTCGTTGTTTGGGTCAACAATGAATGTGGCACGAAGTGCGGCACCTGCTGGTGCATAGAATACGCCCAACTGTTCGATCAGTGACAACTCACCGCGCTGTGTGTCAGCGAACTGGTGATGTGTGATCTTTTGTAGATCACTGTGTGCCTTTTGCCAAGCCACTTTACAGAACTCGTTGTCTGTGCTGCCTGTGAGCAATACTGCGTCACGATCAGCAAAGTCTTGTGCTAGTTTGTCGTAGGCTACGATTTCTGTAGGGCAAACAAATGTGAAATCTTTTGGGTAGTAAACAATTACTTTCCACTTGCCTTCAAACGATTCATCTGTAATAGTATAGAAAGCATCTTCTGGTTGTCCTGGCTTAACGCCTGTGACTGCGAATGGGGCTAATTTATCGCCAACTGTTTTCATATTATCTCCTTTGTGTGTGAAATGAAAAACTTATCGTACATTTTTGTACTGTACAGTTATTATACATTTATTTACTCTGTAGAACAAGGGGCACTTAATTGATTTTTACTATGTCAGTAATAGGCTATACTTATTCAAAAGAAAACCCCTGCGTAGGACTAGGTCCAAGCGGCAGGGGTCGTGTTACTTAGCTTTAAAAAGCATCGTAGTAGTTGTAGCTCTTTTCCTTGATACGGTTAAGAGTTACCCGAGCGCCGGTTGAGTTAATGAATACAAACTTACCAGCAGTAGGGTCAACTTGCTTCAAGTCACTTTGATCAAAGCGGCAGTCTTCCCAATCGAAGTCTCTATTACCGAGTTCATCTACAGCATCTTGAGCATCGTTGAATACTTTGTATTCGACGCTGATTCGGTTTGTCAAGGGGTTACCTGCCCAAACATCTGTTTCAATATTATTACTTTCGATGTCTAATCCGTTCACTTGCAAGCTAACTGAGTACTTGCTGTCTCCAGAAAATTCTGGTTTAGCGTTCAACATCTTCATAGCTTCTTGTGGAGATTCGTTGTAACGGTTCATTTCTTCAACCAATGCCTTCAGCATGTCAAAGTTGAACTGATCAAACATTGCTGCCACTTTGCACACATTAACAATGTGTGTTTGGTCCTTTAAGTTATCTTCACAGTACTCGATGATAAAGTCCTGCTCCAAACCTTTAAAGTCCATCATGTAGAAGATACGACCTGGGCGGTTACGCATATGAGCGTTTACACGCCATTTGTCGTTACAAGTAATAATAAACAGCTTTTTGCTAGGGAACACACCGTCCATTAAAGTCAGCATAGCTTCCTGATCATCGCTATCGTAGACTTTTTCGAATTCGTCAAAAAGAATAACGCAGGGCTGATCAATCATTTGCATAAATGCATTGAACTTGTCGCCACACCATGGGGCGTTGATAACAATAGTAGGAACTCCTGCTACAGCCGCTTCAACTGCTAACATTTTAGCCAGCAGTGTCTTGCCCGAACCTTTTTCACCAGTAAGCATTACACCAGTACTTGATGTGCGATCATTAAAGGTATTCAAAATACGAGATGCAGTACGCTTAGTATCTCCGTAAATTTTACCTTTGATTTCAAAAGATTCAATTTGTTCAAGATACAATGAACCGGTCATTTCGTTCTTCTTGACAACATAATTACCAACAGGCAATAGGTCATGCAAATCCATTGCTTCTTTATTAGTAACATTGAATGTATTACCAGATTTTAGAAAATAAGCCATTTAATTCTTTCAGTGTGTTGTTGCTGTGTATAAATTATACAATAAAAACAACAGGTTGTATAGTGATCATCTGTCCAAAAGAAACCCGCCGAAGCGGGTTCTGAGTTTCTGTTGCGAGGTATGTCTTACCCCAGGCTGCGTTTAGGCGGCCAATGCGTAACTTTCGTCGTTTGCATTTAAAGGTTTTGTGTCTTCGACCGGGTTACCCCAATCCTAACGGCTTCTACCTTGCCGGACTGTCCATTTCATTACTCTTGACCCTGTCGAAACCATGGCAGGCCCATTATAAAACACACTATAGTGGAATCGAACCACTGACCCTTTCACTCCGAAGAGACCGTGCAATACGCTTAGTCGCCGACTAGTATGTTTTATGGTGGACCTGGCGGGAGTCGAACCCGCGTCCAGAATCCTTTTCAATCGACTTCATACAGTCTTAAATTTAATTATACTACATTTTGACGAGGCTGTCAAGTAGTCCTCGCCCAACATGTCTAGCTGGGCTATGCCCAGATGCTTGACAGGCAAACTATTTATTCAACTCCACCTAGGTCATACAGACCAGTAACTCCAGGACCTTTACAATTTTTGTCATTCATAAATGTACAAACTTGCCCTCTGTTACTTGTTCGACTGTAGCTAATATGATGCCAGGGCTTCTTTGTTCCGGTAGTTTTGTACTCTAATAAGAATTGATCAAATGGTAGGTTATCCCTAATCCATTGTGCTCTAGTAAAATAGTCAGCCTTACTTGCTTTTGAATATTGAATGTCTGCCGCCATGCCAAGAGGGTGTTGACTTGTTGGACTACCTACACCTTTCTTTCTAAAAGTACAAGTAATAAACATATCAGGATACTGTGCTTTAAGTGGATCGAGTACATTAACTACCAATGCTTTTAAATTATCGCACACAATCTGTGGAGTTGTTCCATTCTCAGCGGCAACTGTGGCAACATCATACGGAAAAATAACACCTGGTTGCTTAGTGACTGTTTTAACTGTCCAAGTTATACCAGTTGATGGGCCTACATATAACACAGTATCATCAACCGAAGTGGATAATGTTACCGAAGTTGTTTCAGTACCAGTAGTGGTTGCCGCAGGGCCTGTATCTGATGATGACGGAGTAGCATTATTACCTTTGGCAACATCGTCTGCACTTATAATACCGGCATCTATTAATTTCTTTTGTTGCTGATCAACAATACCTGGGCTATCAGCATCGCCTTCAATTTGTTCAGTAACTACCGATGTAACAGCATAGTCACTGGCAAATATTTGAGATTGAACTGCCGCTTCAGGCCCTTGTGGGTCGTTCCACAGGGCAATATTAACAAAATTTGCAAATACGGTTTCACTATGATAAACATCCGCAATGTGTTTTACACCGTGAGCTGTTGCACCTATTATATATGGCATAATCTAATCTCCTACGATTAATATTTACCGTAGTGCAATTCCGGTAGTACCTTCTATGTATTGATCAGCGGCTTCTTTTTTTGCTGGTACTGCAACAAAAACATGCTGGTTTTTCAACTTAAATGTCTCAGTATTGCCTAAAAACAACCAAGGAATCATACCTAATCCTTGTGCGCCTACTGTAATAGCCAGTGGCTTAGTAATCTTAATAAAGTCATCGCTTTCTTCTTCAAAGCGAGCAATGATCTCATCACCATTTACTAATTTTAAGCTGATTACATCTCCAGAGGAGAATCCTTTTTGTATTAACATTTTTATTCCTTTTAATTTACTTCTATCCAGGTATGATCACCTAACCATTTAACCTGAGTTATATACTCATACTCTTCCGGCGGACTAGAACTCCAATCATCCGGACCATTTATACTTAAACGAGTAACATTTTTTCTATGATCGTATAATAACCAATATGTATTACCATGTGCTATCTGAAATTGATATTCAGCAGCATGTACCATATCAGTAATATCTAACCTTTGTTTAATCTGTGCAGCCTGCTTTTGTAGTACAGTAACTAATTCCATTATCCTATCGTATTCTTGCTGGGCATGTAGCCTAGCAACATTGAGCATAATGTCTTTTTGTTTAGTTACAGGTACTAGATCAAACTTAGGACCGCCTGACTCTGTTGCGTAGGGAGTAACATTCTTATTAAAGAATGCAATAGTAAGATCAGTTGAGGTTGAATCGTAACTGTTTCTCCCCTTTGCAACATTGCTCATAGTTCTCCACTTTGGGCCAATTTTAACATCAAACTATAATGTTCATATGCTTTTTTTACCGAGGGATAATTGTTCCGCAGATACGCTTCTTGTTCTTTTTGATCCATTAAAGTTTCAAATAGATTGTAATGCCCAGTTTGTTTCATGTTATTGAATACCTGATTTTCAAATTCTGCTATTCTTTCCAATTCACTTTCGGCTATTTCAACAGTATAAAGGGTTTCAGTTTCGTATGTTATACGATCGCTAAGAAACTTATTATAGTCGTCGGCAAAGTGAAACAGTTGAACATTAGCGCGAGTATGCTTATATGCCCTTTTATTAGAGTCGATGACTCTAATGTTATGCTCGGCTGCAAACTTTTTTAGTGTATCACTGGGGCTGGACATACTCAGTTGCCATTGGAAAGATTTCAGCAATAACTTCTGCACAGGCACGAGCTACTTCCATATGTTCTTTCTGTGTACCATTGCCGCTGCGTAGATCAATAAAGTGAATCCAACTACGAAGTGTGCCATTCATGTACAGGCGACTAACTGTTAAACCTTCGGGTAACACAGCCCTAGCTTGCTCTTTGGCAATACCATGTTCAACTGCCCAAGCATACGCTTCCTTGGTTGCTTTAATAACATTTCTTTGATATTGTTCCCACTGATAGGCAATCCGTCGATCATCATCATTTTGTAAATCGATGTCTACACTATTCTGACGATTCTTAGTGTCTTGCATACGACACTCTCTTACTACAAAGTCCAAATCTTTGGTAGGATCTGCATATCGTTGACTGAACTCTTGGAATGAGAAACTTCTGTGTCTAAGAATTTGTCGAGCTATGTCTCGTGTAGTTTCAATTTCTAGACAGGCAGAAACCATTTCAAGAGGTGACCAATGTTTATGCTTAACTAGATAACGGATTAGTTTGTCCGCAGTTTCCATGTTGAATTGATTGCTAGGGTTACTCACACGAGCGCAGAAAGCAATAAGCTCCTGTGCATCAGTAAGTCCCTCATCATACATGCTACGGCTAGGTTTGCTTGATGAGATTAATTTTACTTTCATTTTATTTGTTTATTGCTGATGATAATTGGTTGACATCGCCCTTGCGCCGATTGTTTTCTCGCTCAAGGAATGTCACACGCTGATTTAATAGTTTAACACTTTCTATCAGTCGTTGTAAAGTCTTTTCTAACTCTGCGATCTTTTTATCTTTAGGATCCATCGTCGTCACCGATTAATTTCTCTAACAACTTATAATTTTCGTAGGCTTTTTTGAGAGCGGCAAATTTTTCAAGTTTCTTTGGATCAGCTTCTTCTAAGATAGCTAATCTGCTTTCGATCTTTTCTAAAAGGGTGCTAAGTTTGCGGCCCTTCCATTTAATATCGCCTTCAAACTCCGCATCGCCTGTTACATTCAATGCTGATTGTGTTTGATTACTTGTAATGCTAATATTAGAGTTAGCCCATCCAAAGTTATTAGAAGTACCGTTGGTATAATAATAACTACCCGATGTTCCATTAGCACCTGCAGAAGTAGTTATATTGCCGTAGGCAGATCCCTGGGCACCAATTGAATAAGACATGTTTAATCCACTAAGGTCAATTGTATCAATTTGGGATGAATCGTCAACTTTAACAGAGTCAGTATTATCTAAATCATTTTCCATTTAAGTGTGCCCTCAATTCCGTAAATCCGCCTATTAATTGCTCGTCTAAGAAAATTTGAGGAACTGTTCTAGCATTTGGAACAGCTTCTAATAGTTGCTCTTTGCTCCATGTGCCTTCAGTGATATTTCGTTCTTCAAACTCAATACCTTTCATCTTTAATAATGCCTTGGCCTGGTCGCAGTAGGGACAAGGTGTTTTACTCCATACGATTGCTTTCATTTTATTCCTTATAGATCTGGTAGTTCGTCATGTGCAACAGCATCTGACATAACACCAATAACATAGTTGGTACTTTCAGTTTCCTGTAGAGCACTTTGTTTCTTGTTAATATTCACATGTTTATTAAACCACGGAATAGGACTAGACTTTGGATGTTCTCCTAGATACTTAATACCTACTTCTTTTAATTTAGTAAATGCTGTGTAGTCTACAAACTCTTTTAGAATTTGTGCATTAAGACCAATAACTACACCTTTCTTAAACAGGTAGTCAGCCCACGCTTTTTCTTCCTCAATGACTTCCAAGTACATTGCATATACTTCATTAGCACATTCTTCTGCAATTGGCACAAAGTCGGGATCATCTTTAATAACATTATTAATTAACCAAGCAGTCCATTCACCGTGTAGAATTTCATCTTGTAAGATCAAACTGATAATGTTACCATTACCAATATAGATCTTGTTTTCTACCATGGCAAGTGAGGTGGCAAAGGAAACCATAAAGCGTAGGGCCTCGAGGGCGTAGGAGGCATGTAAAGCGAGCCATATTGCTCGTTTGTGAACATTGACTGGAATGTCTTCGCCCAACTCTTTACGGCTGTTGAGAATATGAAGATCCTCATAGTAGCGACCAATATTAGCTGCCATGCCAGCAATTTCAACTGTATCGTGAATCTTATTGAATTCATCTTTTGGCACTCCGTAAACATTGCGAATAATATGACTATAACTCTTACTATGAATGCTAGTCTCGAAGAAGCTCCATGTAAGTGTTAGGGCTTCAAGTTCTGGAATAGAACAAACTGGTCCAAATACTTGGAACGGGGCTCGCCCTTGAATACTGTCTAATGCAGTCTGACGCAACAGATTAGAAGTAAAAATATGTTTAACTGCATCGCTTGCATCCTTATGATCCATTTTGTCTTTGGTAAGACTGATCTCTTCCGGAACCCAAAAGAACCCACGAGCAAGCTCTTCGTACTTTTGTAATTTAGGATACTTAACTTCTTCAAAGCGTTGAACTGTGACTGGACCAGCTGGGTCTAGAAACATTGTTCTTTTAAGATAATTTGTTGGTTTAGTGAAATTGTACTGTTCTTTACTCATTGTGTTTCTTTCTATAATTTTCTACAGCAGCTTTGATAGCATCTTCTGCTAATATGCTACAATGTATCTTTACTGGTGGCAGGGCTAGTTCTTCGGCAATTTGGGAGTTTTTAATTGACCCTGCTTCGTCAAGTGTTTTTCCTTTAACCCATTCTGTAATGAGGCTCGAGCTTGCGATAGCCGATCCGCAGCCATATGTTTTAAATTTCGCATCTGTAATAATACCTGTATCATTGTCAACCTTTATTTGTAATTTCATCACATCGCCGCAAGCAGGTGCTCCCACCATGCCTGTGCCAATTGTATCGTCAATTTCAAACTTTCCTACATTGCGAGGATTTTCGTAGTGATCAACAACTTTGTCTGAGTATGCCATGTTGTTTCCTTAAATAGAAAAACTGCTACCACAACCACAGGTTGTTTGTGCGTTAGGGTTTTGTATTACAAATTGACTTCCAGTAAGATCTTCTTTGTAATCTATTACAGCCCCTAACATGTATTGCATACTCATTGCGTCTATTAAGACTTTTAAATTAGGATGTTCAATTACAAAATCATCTTCATTCTGTTCTTCGTCAAATGTAAATCCATATTGAAACCCAGAACATCCACCGCCTTGAACAAATGTCCTAAGTTTTAAGTTAGGATTATTTTCTTCTGCTAATAGATCTGTAATTTTAACAATTGCTGATTCTGAGATAGTTACTTGTTCCATTATAATTTACATGCCTCGCAGTCGGCGTCATCATATATAATGACATTGTCCGCGGCATTTATGTAACCGTTACTTCCATTAACTTGAGGTAATACAGAAGTTGCAGTAACGCCGGACTTTGCACCTACCTTGTTTATTAAACTATAGTATATAGTCTTAATGCCCCATTTGTAAGCCAACATTAAATTTTTGGCAATCAAAGTTCCCGGAACTTTGTTATCAGAATAGTTTGCCGGATTGTAGAATGTGTTAGTTGATAAACTTTGATCAATATATACTGCTAACACTGCCGCTGTTTTTAAGTAATCAATGCAGTCAGTTTGATCCCACATCATCTGATAACGATTTTTCAAGCGTTTGTACTCTGGCACAACCTGTACAAACGATCCAGCTTTTGATTCCTTAACAGAAATCAATTCCATGGGCATTTCAATTCCGTTGGTGGAGTTTAATACAACTGAGCTGGACTCAACCGGTGCCACGGCCATTAATGTAGCATTACGGATACCGTACTTCTTCATTCTTTCACGCAATGGTTCCCAATCTATGCTTGGAGTAAAATCTGTTAATTCGTTAACTCCCTCTGCACGGCGCTCCCACGGAAACACTCCCTTACCATAATAAGTGTGCTGGCTACGCCCGCACGGACCACGCTCTTGGGCAAGCTCGACACTGGCTTCAGTAAGGTAGTATGCTTGATGTTCCATCCAACGCTTGGCTTCTGCTAGTGCTTCGTCTGACCCGTATTTGAAACTCTTACGAGCATGCCAGTAAGCGAGATTAGTAATACCAACACCTAATGGTTCAAAATCATCATTGGCTAATTTACTTTGAATGCTTAAGAAGTCTTGATAACTCAATAGATTGCTCAGGCTACGAACTAAGACACGGCACGCCTTTCTCATCTCTTGAGGATTTCGGAACGCACCCCAGTTGATTGACCCAAGAGTGCAAAGAGCAATGCGTCCCTCTGGATCTTCAATTCTCTGGAAAGGACGGGTGGGTAAAAGTATCTCCTGGCATAGGTTTGATTGATATATCGGATCCAGCGTTGTATCAAACGGGCCCTGGTTGATAACATTGTCGATATTGACAAGATATATGCGCCCAGTATCAGTTCTCTCTTTAAGGATTCCACCTTTGAATAGCGCATCTGCTGATACACTCTTCTTTTTCTTTGTCTTATCCTGCTCATATTTTAGATATAGTTTTTCAAATTCTGTACTGTTACGATAAAATGCCTGATACAGATCTGGAACTTCATGCGGATCAAATAATGTAATATTTTCATTATTCTTGTAACGATTCCAGAACATTTTATTGACTACTACGCTGTAGTCCATTTGTCGTACACGAGTTTCTTCAGTTCCTTGATTATTTTTTAATACAATAAGATCTTCAAATTGTGCATGCCAGATGGGAAATGTAACTGT